GGTACCTACGCCTCCGTTTCCGACCAGCTGGAACTGCACGCCTATGATGATGTGATCCTGGGTGCTACCGAGGAAATGGGCGCTTCCGCCGCTGAGACGCAGGAAGTCCTGATCCGCGATGCTCTGTACACCAACACCAATGTGCTGTACTGCGATGTTATTTCTGCGCAGGGCGCTTATGTGAGCACTCCTACCAACGGTGCTACCCTGTTCCATGACAGCACCAACGGCTATGCTTATCTGACACCTGACATGGTGGCAAAGGCCGTGACCAAGATGAAGAAGGACCGCGTGCCTACCATCAACGGTAAGTATGTTGCTGTCATTCATCCTTCCGTGGCATACGACCTGCGCAAGAATGACCAGTGGATGGATGTACATAAGTACGCCTCCGTCACTGAGATCTTCAACGGCGAAATCGGTGAGCTCCACGGCATGCGCTTTGTGGAAGATGTGTTCGCTCCCATCTTCAAGGGCGATAACCTGACTGCCGCTGCCCGCGACCTGACGGTTGCCAGCTTCAGCACCAAGACAATCACCGTGGACGAGGCAATTTCCGCAGATGAGGCTACCGCCCTTGTTGGCCGCACCATCATCATGCACGATGCGGATCACAACGAGATCGGCGTGATTGCCTCTGCAACCTCCGGCTCTGCCGGTGCTGCCACCATCACCTTGAAGGATGCTCCTACCAACACTCCTGCGGATGGTGACAAGGTATACGCAGGTGAAGGTGCTGCTCTGGGCGGCGCTGCCTATGCTACATACTGCTTCGGCAAGGACGCATTCGGCATCATCGACCCCGACGGCGGCGCTCTGCAGATGATCGTACATGACAAGAGCGAGATCGGCGGTCCTCTGAATCAGTTCAGCACCATCGGCTACAAGTTCGAGACCAACGGCGCTACCGTTCTGTATCCTGAGCGTGTCCTGCGCGTGATGAGCGCCAGCGACTACAGCGACAACGACGACGCCAACTAAGTAACCCTTTGAGGGGCAGGCACAGCCCTGCCCCTCTATTTTTAATTCATAGGAGGATATTTTATGGCAGTAAAAAAGAATACGGCCGACACTGAGCGTGTTGAAATCATGGTGCCCCGTGGTGCCGCAAACGACGACCCCAACCTGTTTATCAGCGTGAACGGCAAGAACTATTTGCTTCCCCGCGGTAAGAGAAGCATGGTGCCCCGTGAGGTAGCAGACGAGTATAACCGCAGCGTGGCCGCACAGGAAGCCCTTGATGCCCGTATGCAGGCCATGATTGACGCAGCGGAAGAGGCGTCCAGAAAGATTAACTAATCAAAGGGGAGCTTGAACGGCTCCCCTTTTTTCAGAGGAGGAACTATCTATGACAATCAATGAAGCGGTGGAACTGGTGGACCGCATGAAGCCTAACCAGTATGACCATGAGACAAAGGTAAAATGGCTCTCCAAGCTGGATGGCATGATCTTCCGTGAGGTGATTACCACACATTACGGCAATACGATGGAGAGCTTTGACGGATATGACGAGGCATACCCGGATGTGGTGCTGCTGGTGCCTTATCCTTATGACGAGGATGTGTATAACTACTTCCTGCAGAGCCAGATCGACAAGGAAAACGGAGAAATGACGAAGTATAACCAGTCTATCACCATGTATAATAACGCCTTCAAAATCTTCCAGGACTGGTATAACCGCACTCACCTGCCGCTGCCGGCTACATCCTCGTTCAAGTTCTAAGGAGGTGAAGAAATGCCTTACTTTCCCACAGTGGATGAATCCAAAACCTATCAGCAGGTGACGGATATTTTTAAGGGATATAACCACAATCTGAAAATAGGTGATGGTGAGTTCTACGACATGCAGAATCTCACATCTGACTACTTCCCTATGCTGGCAAATCGACAGAAACGAGGTACCGTTCAGACGATGACAGCACCCGGCGGTATGCTGGCAAAGGAAGCTCTGGCAATCGTAGACAATGGTAATCTGTACTACAACGGAAACAACATCACCTCTTACCTGACATCAAAAGGGTGCACTATCTCAGCAGGAGAAAAGCAGCTTGTGAGCATGGGAGCCTACCTCCTGATCTGGCCGGACAAGCTGTTTATCAATACGGAAAGCTTCTCCGACTGCGGAAGCATGGAGAATACCTCTACTTGCGCATGCAGCGCTCAGACCGGAGTCGGTTTTTCTTTGTGCGATGTGGACGGCAACAGCATTTCTGCAAGCACAACAAAAACAGATCCTCCCAGCAGCGGAGACTATTGGATTGACACCACATCTACACCACACGCTCTGCGCAGGTACTCTTCGTACACAGATACCTGGGAAAGCGTTCCGACGGTATATGTAAAGATGTATTACCCCGGTATCGGAACGGGATTTAACCAATATGACGGTGTGGAGATCACCGGCATTTCCCATTCCGGAGATGTTTATATCGACAAGCAGTATGCAGATCTGAACGGGACAAAGGTCATCTATGCAAAGGACGACAATTATATCGTCATTGTAGGAATGATTGACGCTGTCTATACGCAGGAGAGCGGTACCGTAGTTGCGAAACGAAGCGTACCGAGCATGGACTATGTGTGCGAGGCACAAAACCGCGTGTGGGGCTGTAAGTACGGTGCAGCTGTCAACGAGCTATACTGCTGCGCTCTGGGTGACTTCAAAAACTGGAATCGGTTTCTCGGTATTTCTACGGACGCCTGGGCTGCCTCCGTTGGCTCTGACGGCGTATGGACCGGGGCCGTAAACTATCAGGGCTTCCCCACCTTCTTCAAGGAGGATGTTTTCCACAAGGTGTACATTTCCTCCACAGGAGCACATCAGGTAACGGAGACAAAGGGACGCGGCGTACAGAACGGAGGCCATAAGAGTCTTTGCGTTGTCAATGAGGTGCTGTATTACAAGAGCCGCAGCGACATCTGCGCTTATGATGGAAGCTACCCTTCCTCTGTTGGTGAGGCCCTGGGTGAAGTAAGGTACGGTAATGCTGTTGCTGGTGGCTTTTCAGGTAAGTATTACATTTCTATGAAGGACAGCTCCAACAACTGGCACATGTTTGTCTATGACACGGAAAAGGGCCTGTGGCACCGGGAGGACAGCACACATGCCATGTGTTTTACCAAGATGGGTGAAGAGCTCTATTACATCGACATCGGCACAAATACTTACAAGCTGATGGCAGTAAACGGCACACAGGGCACGCAGGAGGCCGCTGTGAGCTGGAATGCCACCACCGGCATCATCGGATATACCACCGTGGAGCAGAAGTATGTGAGCCGCTTTAATCTGCGCATGAAGCTCCCCGCAGGATCTAAGGCGGATATGTATATCCAGTATGACTCTGACGGCGTATGGAACCATTGCGGACACATGGAAGGCGTAGGGACAAAGTCTTTCATGCTGCCGGTGAGGCCTCGACGCTGCGACCACTTCCAGTTCAGGATAGAGGGCACAGGGGATATTCGGATATACTCATTTGCAAAGATACTTGAGACAGGAAGTGATGTGTCATGTTAACGCTGTCTAATCCTCCTATGGTGACAGGTAAATCCGTGGAGGAACTTGTTACCGTCAGAAGATATCTATTCAAGCTTGTGGAAGAGCTGAACATGAGCCTGAGTAATATTTCCGAAGGGAACATATCTTATCAAAATAACGGATCGTCCGGCGGATCTTCTCTTACAGAGCAGGAAAAGCAGGAGCTTTCCAGCACGAAGGACGAGCTTAAAAGCCTGATTATCAAGAATGCGAAAGAGGTTTATTCGGAGATTCAGGAGCTTTCTCATTCGCTGGAGAGCAAATATGTAGCAATCAGCGAGTTCGGAGAGTTCAGGCAAAAGGTAAACACAGATGTATCTGAGACAGCAGATGCCGTTCAAAGGAATATAGCGGCTACTACAGAGTTAAGCGGAGATTTCGGAGAATACAAGGCGACTACGCAGGGGTATATCCGACAGGGAATTGTCGGGTACGACGAGAGTGCTGTTCCCATCATCGGCATTGCTATCGGGCAGAATGTTGTAAGCACAGAAGAAGGAATCGGCCCTGATGGAAAGACATATCCCATCATCAACACAAGCAATAATATGTCTATATGGACGACAGAAAAGCTGTCTTTCTATATTGACGGTAAGGAAGTCGCTTATTTCGCTGGCGACGAGCTTGTGATCAACAGCGGCTCTGTCAGCGCAGATAGCATCAATGTTGGAGGAAATTGGCAGATCGACAGCGGAGATATCGGATTTTCCATCCGCTATGTGACATCTTCCTCCGCAGGGGGTGAGTAATTGAATAGCACAAGAACTCTTATAGGAACATGGGGCTCAGGTCCTGCAATTAAAGTTTATGCGACGGACAACATTCAGAGAGTATCAAGCGGATCCGGTACATGCAGTGGCAGTATAACAATATCTCTTGGCCCTTGCACGGGATCAAGCTATTTTGGATTTCCGATTTACTTACAAATCGGAAGTGGCAATAGCTATACCATGAAGAACGCAAGTCCAGATAAATGGAATGACGGCGGCATATCTTGCTCGGTCAGTGGACTTTCAACAACATCATACGGAACATCTATCACATTCAGCGTTCGTCTGTATTCGGGCAGCGGATCAACAAGAGACCAAACATTCTACTACACGACCACGGTAAATGCTTATGTAGATCCAACTCCGGAACCAACCGCAGGAGCAACGGTTCCTACGCTGAACAAGGCAGGTGCGAAGCTGGGAGAGACTGTTACAATCTCCATGCCAAGGGGAGACAGCAGATATACACACACGCTCTACTACCGCATAGGAACAGGAAGCAGCACGCAATTTGCAAGCGGACAGGGTACAAGCTACACATGGACAGTTCCGAAGAGCCTTATAAATGTTGTTAAGTCTGCTGATACGCAGTGTGTAATTACCTGCGCTACATACTACGGTGCATCTCTTGTAGGATCGAATGTGGTGTCTCTTAAACTTTCACCTGCTGACGAGTTTCTTCCGACTGTGAGTGAAGGATGGTTTACCGTTGCGAGATACGACAGTCCGATCAGCGAATGGGTGGCCGGTCACTGTAAGGCGAGAGTAACCTTTGACGCAAGTAAGGTCAGTTTTTACACTGATGCGTCTCTCAGTAAGTTCTCTGTGCAATACGGAACAGGCGATCCTGTTGAGGTAAGCCAGTCACCGTATATCGTCACAACGGATACACTGCAAGAAGTGAACGCAGTCATCAAAGTAAGCGTTACCGACACAAACGGATTTACAACAAGCAGTACATATACCGTTCCGACACTTGCCTATTACCCTCCCACCATTACGGATATCACCGTATACCGGTCAAACAGTAGCGGAACAAGGGATGTAAACAACGGAAAATACATCGCTGTAAGGGCAACCGCAGGGTGCTACGGATACAGCGGAAAAAATCAGGTAACACTAACTGCTGCGTATAAGCCTAATGGCGGAAGCTATGTCCAGCCAATCACAATTCCAAGCAATACGCTGACTGTTATCAATAGTTCGCAAATAGATCTTGAGAGAAGCTATATTGTGAAGTTTGTTGCGACAGATACCATAGGAACCTCTGTTACAACGGAGAGAACAGTAGGAACGCGGCAGATTACCTTCCACCTGAGAGAAGGCGGAGACGGAGCCGGTTTCGGTAAGTATTCAGAAACAGCGAACAAGTTTGAATGCGCATGGGATGCTGACTTCGACGAGGATGTAAATGTTGATGGCGATCTTTCCGTTAGTGGCGATGTCACTGTTACAGGATCTGCAACTGTTGGCTCTCTTACGATAGGAGAAAGTACGCTGTTTGATCTGATATACCCGGTTGGTGCTATCTATTTTTCAACGGTGTCCACATCACCTGCAACGCTATTCGGCGGCACATGGGTGCAAATCAAAGATAAGTTCCTTCTGGCATCAGGAGACACATATACGGCAGGCGACTCCGGCGGTAGCGCCACACAAACACTGACTGTGTCGGAGATGCCCTCTCACAGCCATGCAGTGTCCATCGTAGAGGGAGGCTCCCACAGCCACAGCTACGGTCAGGGCTCACCTTGCAGAGCAGCTGACGGTTCTTACTGGAACACGGCGGGCAGCGGCGCTTCTACATACAGTGACACCACCTCGACTGACGGCGAACACAGTCACAGTGCAGTGGCGGGGAACACCGGCAGCGGCACAGCATTTTCCATCATGCCACCCTATCTGGCGGTGTATGCGTGGAAAAGAACACAATAATAAGGAGGATGATAACACATGGCGACATATAGCAACCTCTCCATTGGTTCCAGCGGAGAAGAAGTCAAAAAGCTGCAGCAGGCGCTTATCAATGCCGGTTACAGCGTTGGCAGCACCGGAGCGGACGGAAAATACGGCTCTAACACTCAGGCAGCCGTGAAAGCGTATCAGAAGGCAAACGGTTTGTCCGTGGATGGCATTGCAGGTAATCAGACGCAGAGCTCACTTTACGGATCCGGCACACAGCAAACTCAGGCAACAACCGCAACAACATCTACTCCTGCAGCATCTACCAGCACAACACAGCAGCTCACGAAACCGGCGGACACCTATGACGCTTCCGCAGATGCAGCATATCAGCAGGCACTTTCCGCTTTGCAGGCGGCTCAGAAGAGCGCACCTACCTATGCCAACAGCTACGACGGCCAGCTCAAGGAACTGTATGACCAGATCGTAAACCGCGATAAGTTCAGCTACGATATCAATTCTGACGCACTGTACCAGCAGTATGCGGATCAGTATACGCAGAAGGGCAAGATGGCCATGATGGACACAATGGGACAGGCAGCGGCGCTTACCGGCGGCTATGCCAGCACCTACGGTCAGGCCGTCGGTCAGCAGCAGTATGACGCATACCTGCAGCAGCTCAATGATGTGGTGCCTGAGCTTTACCAGCAGGCATACCAGCAGTACCAGGATGAAGGCGACAAACTCACGCAGCAGTATGCTCTCCTGGGTGATCTGGCAGACGACGAGTACGGAAAGTATCAGGACCAGTACAACAAGTGGCTCACAGAGCGTGCCTATGCGCAGGATGCCGCAGACACCGCATATCAGCGCGGATATAACAACTGGCTCCAGCAGATGAATCAGTACAACACGGACAGAGAATATAAGCTCAGCAAGGAAAGCGCGGACCGCGAGTACCAGCTTGCACTTGATAAGTTCGCTTATCAGAAGGAGCAAGATGCGGCAACGGCAGCAGCTAAAACACCTACTACAGAAAAGACTCCTACAGCTAAAGAAACACTATCTGCCGCAGCAGGCGGTATGAATGCTGATAACTTCCGAGCTTACATGTCAAGCATTATTGCAACAGCAAAATCCGGCAATCACCAGGCTGTCACAAACCGCGTAAACAACATCTGGGATTCTCTGAACAACAATCAGAAGGCTTCTCTTAAAACCACATTGAGCAACCTTGGATATACCATTGGATAAGGAGGTTTTGTAATGTCGATTAAACTATACAAAGACGGAAAAGAATATGTCGGCGGTGATGGTTTCAATTCTACAAAGCCTAAAACAAACACCGGCAATTCAGGATCGACAGAAAGAATTACTCTGACATTCGGCGGGAATAAGTATACTGCTGATGACTCTTCTTTTAAGTATAGCAACAGCACCCTTGAGAAACAGGAAGAGAGTAAAGGATTTACATCCAAGCTCTATTCCTCTACAATGAGCGCAACGGATTATCAGAAAGAGATTGATCGTCTGACAAATGAAAAGAACGATTACTCTAAGAAATGGTATTCCGCTAACACTTCAAAGTTCCTCGCCGGTGATGAAGAATGGACAAAATATCAGAAGGAACTCAAGAACTATGATAATCTGATAGAGGAAATGAAGTCCGGCAAGTGGGCCGCAGAAGGAAAAGCAAAGTACGGCAACATTTCCTCCAATGCGGACTATGCCGAGAAGTCCAAGATCATTGATGAGAGCAATGGACGCGGACTCCTTGGTGATGCGAACTATGCATATATCAACGATGTCAATGGATACCGCGCAAAGTCTGACGCAAACGCCATGAGAAGCGGATCCGGCGGAGATATGTACAAGTATTCCTTCATGACACAGCAGGAGAAGGACAACTATAACTACATCTACCAGACGGAAGGCAAAAAGGCGGCAAATGAGTACCTGGACTACCTGAGCTACGATCTTAATGCAAGGCAGACAAAAAACGAAAGCGATATATGGTCCAATTTCGCAAACGAGCATCCGGTAGCATCCTCTGCACTTTCTGTTCCTGCCAACCTCGTTAGTGGTGTTGGCCTTGTGGATGTGGCGGCGCAGAATATCTCCCGCAACATCACCGGAGAATATAAGCCAATCGACTACAACACCAGAGCAATGGCACCAACAGTTGCTACCACATCTATTCGTGGAACGATCTCAAAAAACCTTGCGGATGAATACGGCTCCATCAATATTGACAGCGAAGAGCATCCTATTTTTGCAAGGGTACTGAATGGTAAGAGCTGGGGCGATGTGTACCAGCTGGGCATGAGCATGGTAGACTCTGCTGCGACTGCCGCACTTGGTAAAATCAGCGGACTTGGTGCAGCCGGTACGATCATGCTGGGTGGTAGCGCGGGCTCCCAGGGCGTGCTTGACGCGCTGGAAAAAGGCGCTACGGATGAACAATCTTTGGCAATGGGCGTCCTGAACGGTACATTTGAGGCTCTGTTTGAGTATGTATCATTGGATCACCTGTTGAAGGGAGACACAAAGAGTATTCTCAAGGCATTTCTTGAGCAGGGCTTTGTGGAAGGTACAGAGGAACTCAATACAACTCTGTTCAATACCATTGCAGACATCTGCGTCATGGCTGAAAAATCCGATTATCAGACCAGCATCAAAGCTTATATGGAGGCCGGATATTCTCAGCAGGAAGCTGAGAGAATGGCAATGCAGGATATTGCCATCGGAATGGGCTGGGACTTCATCGGCGGCGCTATCTCCGGCGGTATCATGGCAGGCGGTAAGACTGCTATAAATAAGACCATCATAGAGCCGCACTATTACAGGAGTACATACGGCCAAAATGTGCAGGATCTTGTGAACGAATCACAGGAGATTAACCCTGGTAACGAGCTTGCTACAGAGCTTCAAGGACGCATTGACAACGGTAAGCGCGTATCTGGCCGCAAGATTGGTGCTCTTGTCAATCAGAATGAGGCTGACATGCGCTCCAATGATAAGGCCACCATTGAGAACGCTGCTGCCCAGCAGCTCACCATCTACGGAGAAACCGGCGACGTAAACGCCATTGCAAAGGCAATTACGAAGCAGGTTTCCGGCGAGAAGCTGACACAGTCGGATAGGAAGCTTATCTTCCAGAGCAAGTACGGACAGCGCGTAGCTAACGAGCTGAATCCTGAGAACATCAGAAGCGGGGAGTATACAACAGATTGGACACAGGACATCAATACAACTGTGTTGAATGCTGATGTGTACGGACGTATTCTCCAGGAGGCAAATGCAGAGCCTCAGAGCACCGTTACGGAGCAGCAGCCCGTTGATACTCCTACCGTGGAGAACGTGCAGCAGGCGCAAGCTGTGGCGCAGCAGGAAGCCGTACAGGACGCAGAATCCAACTTGTCGGAAATCCCTACCAGTTCGGAAATTCCGAACAACTCAACTGAAACTCCTGTTAAGTCAACTGTTATCGCGGATAACGCAACAAATAAGTCAACTGTTGCAGGTGATAAGTCAACTGATGTTGCGACCAATGTTGCGACCAATGTTGCGACTGAAAGCAACGAAGGAAGCAAAACTGTTTCCATTGAGGATGCTTCCCAAAAGTACGGCGCTCAGGCCGGTGCCTTTATCCACACATACCAGCAGGATCAGGACGTCAAGAAATATGACGAGGCGTACAGCTCCGCATACGAATACGGAAAGTCCGGTGTTCCTCTTGATACAGTGAAGGGCCTTGACAGCGTTTCCTATCTCACAGAGCAGCAGCGCGAATATGCGTATGAGGCCGGTAAAGCAGCAGCGGACAGCGAAGCCAATGCCAAGCAGGAAGCCCGCATGAAGAAGGCAAACGGCAAGACAGGCCGCAGGACAGGCACCGTGAAGGGCGAAGGCGTCACCATTGCAGACCTGAAAGCCACATTCAACGACCAGCAGGGACGCGCCTACCGGGTGCTGAGCACCATTGCAGAGGCCACAGGCATTGACATTGTGCTTTATAAGTCCGAAGTTGGCGAGAACGGCAAGTTTGAAGGTGCCCAGGGCGCTTTCAAGCACGCAAGCCCGGATAAGATTTATATTGATCTCAATTCCGGCCTGCTGGAAGGAAAAGACGTCAGCGACCTTGCCAAATATGCCATGCTGCGTACATTCACGCATGAATTTGTACACTTTGTTGAATACTGGAATCCGGTGCAGTATAATGAGTTCAGAAAAGTGATTTTCGACGAGCTCACAGCCCGGGGCGAGAACGTCAACGATCTTATTGAGGCAAAGATGGACGCAACCGGCCTTTCATACGAGAAGGCAAGCCGCGAAGTGGTGGCAGAGGCCATGACGGACATTCTGCCGGACAGTAAGTTTGTCAACAACCTGTGCGAAAACCATAAGAGCCTGTTCAATAAGCTGCTGGAAAAGCTCAAGGAGTTTGTGGCGGACCTGCGTGCATACTTTGATACCATCGGCGGAAACCGCAGCGCAGAGGCAAACGCACTCAAGGAGCAGATCGGTGATACCATCCGCTATGTTGACAGTGTGATTGACATTTTCGACAAGGTGGCGGAGCAGGCTGTGGATAACTTCCAGAAGGCGTATGCCGTTGACGATAATGTGCATACTGCCGTTGATAACTTTGCATCTAATGACAAAGAGCACGCGGAAAAGTTCATGGAATCGTGGAACAATTCCACAGAAGATCAGAAGGCAGAAATTGTTTCAAAACTGGAAGAGCAAGTAACAGTCAAGGAAGAAAACGCTTCTCCTGCAACGGTTTCCGAGGAAGTGACAGAGGAAAAGCAGGAAGCCAGTCAAGTAAAACCTGCTGAGACTAAGACAAAAACCGAAAAACAAAAGTATATCGCAGCGGTTAAATCCGAGTGGACTTCACATGATGTTGAGTGGCATGTACCTGGTTATAAGAAGCCTGTTGCGTATAGCACAAAAGTCGCAAGTGACCTAATTGGTGTTCTTTGTGATGATAATCCGAAGGCAACAATAAATGAAATCCTTTCAATGGTTACCTATGATGCAGAAGCAAAGAAAGTTCTGCAAGCCTATATTGATAATGGATATGCGGATCAGATTGCAAGTGAATGGTTTTCTTACAATAAATCCGCAAAAACAGAAGCACCGGCGGAAGCTGAAACAGTAAAGGAGGAAGCGAAGAATGGAGAAAATGAGGATAACCAAGGAGCAGTATTGGAGCCTCAATCCGATGGCGAAGGAGCTGCACGACTACTGGATGAACTTCAAGCCGAAGATGTACAACGAGCTGGCGGACAACGGGAATCTGTGGAGCCTGCTGCAGAGCGAGGGGAACAGAATCAACGAGATCGTGATCAGCAACCTGCAGACGCTGGGAATCGCGGGAGCGAAGGAGTTAGCCAGAGCGGAGATCTACGACGAGATGATGGACTAAGCCAGGAAGAAAAGAAGGAAAAGGAAGTCAAGCTCCACGAAGTTGTCATTGACCTTACCGCGCAGCAGTCCACAGAAGAGCCGAAGGGCAGCAACTTTGTGATCGGTGAGAGCCTTAACCTTCCCAGCGGAGAAAAGGCACGCTTCCAGGCAAATGTGGCAGCTATCCGCCTTATCAAGCAGCTTGAGACGGAGGGAAGAAATGCCACAGTAGCCGAGCAGGAAATCCTTTCTAAGTATGTTGGATGGGGTGGCCTCTCCAATGCCTTCGGTGAAATGAAGTGGAACAGCACCACACG